TCTCTTTCTTAATCTACCTACAAACTTAGTAAACTTAAGTTCATCTCTTAAGATTTCTGATGATCTACCTAAATTGAATCCACCTTGACTATCTAATCGACTTGATGGAACATTTAATGCTTTATATAATTTTGCTTGGAAGTATTCAATATCAGTAAGTTCACCTAAATTTTGTCCACCAGGTAATGTTGTAATTTCGGTTCCCCGACCACCTTCTCTTCTTGGCAACCAAAAATCTTCAAGCATTGCCATATATTTACGGTCATCACGAATCTCTCCAGTGTCAGCATTATAAACCAATTTATTTCTGTAGCGGTTCATAACATCACGAAGATATTGCTCAGCCTTAATCTTTGGAAGATTACCAACATCAATATAAAATATTCTTCTTTCTGGAGCACGAGATAATCTATAAATTACAAGACTATCTTCAACCATTCTTAACTGGTTAAGTGCTTTGATTGCTTTATGTAAATATGATAATACTGTTTGCTTATTACGATCTACTAATCCTGATGTGCAATATGTAATTGCATCTTTTGCAATTTTGACTACACCTTTTGCACTTTTATTTGGATATATTCCACTACCTTTAGATCCTCCATCTGGATTGTAAACATAGTATTCATTTATTTTTGGAGCACCTGCATTCTTTGGATCGTTTCCATTTTTTGCAACATCAAATGGTGATAGTCTATTTGACCCTGTTTTATCTGTTTCACGAACTAATCTTATTTTAAGTGGATCAATATAACGAATATCTTGAATACCTTCTGATGGATTATCTAAATCAATAACTTTGTGATAAAAAACTCGACCATCAATATACCAAGTACGAAAAATCTCATGACACTTATTATCAAAGTTCATGAGAGATTTGATATATTTAAATTCTTCTCGAATAGATTCTTTCAATCTATCTGATGCATTTAGATTTGATAATTCAATTTCAACTGGTGAATCATCTAAATCAGAAACGATTGCTTCATTTACAACATCTTCAATTGCACTATCACACTCTGGGTGCAAGCACATTTCACGATATCTACGAACTAAATCTTGCTCACTCTTATAAACACCTTCAATATCAACATATTGGCCATAAAATCCACTAGAGACATAAAAGTCTGATTTATCTTCATCAGTAGGAGGTACGGGAGAAACTACCCCCTTTGATTGTTTATCCTCTCCGTCGGGGATTTTAAATCCAAAAAGTTTTGCCATTGTATAATTGTTTTGCTACTATTATAGCACTATTTATGATCCTGTGCCAATTTGTGTCTTAGACTCTGAATCTTGAACATCAATCCATTGTACTTGTAGTTCAACTGTAAACTCTTCAAGAGTATCAGAACTATCGTAAGATAAAGGAATATCTGAAATATTTGTTGGGAAAGTTCCGTGAAACTTATACATTTTAAGAACAGGTAATTGAGCATCACTTTGAGGAGTAGGCCCACTTACGTTAGATCTACCTAACTGTCTTACAAATAAATCTTTTTGATATGCTGTTGGATCAGTAAGTCCTGAATTATCTTCATGCTTATTGATCAAGTTCATCCATCTTTCAAATGCTGTTCTAATTTTAAAATCAACATCATTAATAACAGTGATTGTCCAAGGATCGAATGTACGATCTCCTGCAATTTTTAAATTTCTTCCTCTGAAAGGAACAAGTATTGGTGCAATGTTTGATGCAGGTAACTGAGCAGATTTAACTAAAAATCTACTTTTATCTGCAATTTCATCTTTTGATGAGTTAATGGGTATTGCATCGTCAGGGAAGAATAATTCACATTCAAATAAATTAGGGCGAGCACCACCCCCGACCATTTTACCCTTGAATGCATCAAGGGTTCTATCTCTAGTGCTTGGAATGTTTAGGTTAGCCATTTAATTTTTTTCCTCGATTGAGTTAAACGTTTCCAACTACTTCTTCAAAACTTACTCCTGTGCGTGTTGCAACAAATGTAAGTCCGATAAAGTTAATCGACCTTGCGGGTTTTACAAAAATGTCAGCTCTAAATTGATTTGAATCAATTATGTCTGGTGTATTGTTTGTTTCATCACAAACAACAACGAAGTCAGTGATACCTCTCTTCGCTTTGACATCACGAAGGAAAGGATCAACTATATTTAAGAAGTTTGTTCTTGTGATTACATCATTAAATTCGAACAACTGATCTCTTGCTGCTCTTTCGATTGTATCCTCTAGTGTGAGGAACAAACGACGAACATTAATACGATCAAATGCTGATGCAACACCAAGTCCAGTTCTATCACCAAAGAGAATAATTCCTGCACCTGGAGATGCAATCACTGGATTGATTCTCTTCGGATAGATAATATCTCTTTGTGCTTGTGATGGGTTATATGCAAGTTTAACTGCTCCATTAATTGCTCCTCTAGACGCACCAGCTGGTGAGAACCAAGAGAATGAATTAATTGATGTTCTTGCCATTAATCCACCGATATCTCCATTTAATGGAATATATCTGAACTCATTATTAAATCTATCAAACATGTATTTGTAACCTGAATCAAATACAGCATATGATGATGATTGAAGTGCAGCATAGTAGTCAACTATGTTATCTGTTTGTGTATCTGAGTTAGATACATTTACAACTCCTGCACGATGTGGTGATATACATGCGATACAATCTTTTCTTAAATCTGTCTACTCTTCCTCCTGTATCAATAATTTTTTGCTGCCCAGTATAAAAAGGGTGAGAGGCAGAAGAGACATCTAAAGGGCAATACGGGTAAGTTTTTCCATCTTTCCATTCTTTAGTTTGATCTGTGCTTAAAGTAGACGGAATCAAAAAGTATTCGTCAACGCTAACGTCATGGAAAAGTACCTGTCTATATTCTGGATGAATTCCTTTTTTCATAATCTTAGTTTAGAGCGCGAATGATATCAGAACTTTTTTTTTGAAGAAATATAATTTTAGGGTTTCTTAGATTGTTTTTTTAATCTTTTATCAGAAATGCTTACGACCTTTTTAGCTCCATAAACTTCAGTATATTTTTTTCCATTTAGATAATAAAAACCTTTAGATGATAAATACCATTTAGACGTCTCTTTTCTTTCATGTTCTGGAACCCAAGAAATGTCATTCAAAGATTCTTCTATATTAGAATGGTCCTCCTTTTGGTTAAAGCTTAGAGGACTACCTTTCAACTTATGTGCCTTTGAAAGCCAAGCATTGAGAAATCTTTTGACACCTCTCAGAGTTTTACGTCTTGATGGGTTTGCCTCACACCATTCTGCTGCAGCTTTTACCTCATAAAAAACATTACAATCTTTATAAGTTCTACTCCAAGCGATAAGGTCACTTTCTTTTACCTCATAAAAACTGCCATCTTTAAGTTTTATTTCCATCGAAGTAAGCCTATCGACTATTTCTGATAACATCAATTATTGATTCTAATTTGTAGGGAGGAATCTTATGTCTTATCAAAGCGATGTTGAAAAATTTATGAGAGCTGGTGATCAGCCAATTAGTAAAGAGTTGTCTATTGATTCCAAAGAAGCCGATCTTTATGTGAACTTAATCACCGAAGAGTATAAGGAAACAATCGAAGCTTTTGAGAACAAAGATATTATTGAATTAGCAGACGGACTGATAGACATGGTTTGGGTAATAATGGGTATGTGCAATAGCTGCGGTATAAATTTTGAAAAAGTTTGGCAAGAAGTAAAGGCATCTAACATGAGTAAGTTCGTTGATGGAAAAGCAATAAAAAATGAAAAAGGGAAAATTATGAAGCCCGAGTCATATTTCAAACCTAATATAAAACAGGTTTTGGGGTTAATTAAAGATTAAAAAATGGATAGAATAACTCTCTAGAAAACACTCAATTTAAAAGATAAGGAGAAAATTATGGGTAACGCTTATATTGTTGGTGCAGTAAGAACACCTGGCGGAAAAAAAGATGGAAAGTTAAAAAATTGGCATCCCTCCGATTTAGGAGCTTTAGTTTTAGATGAGTTAGTTGAAAGAACAGGCGCGAAAGGTGAAATGATAGATGACGTAATATTTGGTTGTGTTAGTCAATCTGGAGCTCAAGCAGGAAACGTTGCAAGAAACGCTGTTTTAAGTTCTAAACTACCAGAGTCAGTACCTGGTACTTCTGTCGACCGTCAGTGCGGCTCATCACAACAAGCAATTCACTTTGCAGCTCAAGCTGTTATGTCAGAAACTCAAGACATAGTTATTGCTGGAGGAGTAGAGGTAATGAGTCAAGTTCCAATAGGCTCGAATATTATTGACAGTTTCAAAGAAGGACATGGACAACCATTTAATGGAAAAGGTATGACGGAGAGATATCCCGGTGTTCAATTCAGCCAATTCGCTGGAGCTGAGATGATGGCAAAAAGATGGAAATTTTCTCGTGATGATTTGGATACTTTTGCTTACGCAAGTCACAAAAAAGCCATTGCGGCAACTGAGTCAGGCTTTTTTGACAAAGAAATCGTTCCTGTGGAAGGTGATTTGCCTTCAGGGGAAAAAGAAATGGTCACAGTAGATGAGGGTATAAGATTTGATGCTTCCTTAGAAAGTCTTTCGGGTTTAAAAACATTATCTGAGGACGGAGTTCTTACAGCTGGAAGTTCAAGTCAGATTTGTGACGGTGCAGCTGCAGTAATGATAGTTAACGATGCAGGATTAAAGAAGTTGGGAATTGAACCTAGGGCAAAAATCGTTTCCTTGGCACTTGCGGGAGATGACCCGGTGATAATGTTGACTGGACCAATTCCAGCTTCAAAGAGTGTTTTGGAAAAAGCAAACTTATCCATAAGTGATATAGACATTTATGAAGTTAATGAAGCTTTTGCTCCAGTTCCTTTAGCCTGGGCTCACGAGTTAAAAGCAGATAAAGAAAGGCTTAATGTCAATGGTGGAGCAATGGCTTTGGGACATCCGCTAGGAGGAACTGGGGCTAAATTGATGACTACATTACTCCATGAGCTTGAGAGAAGAGATGGCAAGTATGGTCTTCAAGCCATATGCGAGGGTGGTGGAACAGCCAACGCGATGGTGATAGAAAGATTAAACTAAAGTATTGAAAGTTCTCTCAGAATCAAAAGTCTTTGCTTGTCCAGCTGAGGAGCTTTGGGAAATTCTTTCTGATGTTTCAAGATGTGATTGGGTTCCAAGCGTTGAAAAAATTTCCTTAGAAGGTGT